TTCTATCTAAAAAATCATTTATTTTTTCTAAAAGTTTTATATCATGTGAATACGCACCTTCTCTACTATCCATAAAAACTATTTTAAAGTTTCTATATTTTTTAATAAGTTTTAATAGATTTGGAGAAAAAAAATCTTCTAATTTAAAAGTATCATCACTATAATATTCAAAAAGATTATCAACATTTAATGATTCTAAAACAACTAAATAATATTCATCTTTTTTATATTCATCCAATACTTCACACGTTAATATAGAATTTGTATTTTGTGTAAATTCTAAAACGTATGATGAAAACGCAGATGCTCTTACAAATTTGTAATAATCAGATTTATGTGTAGATGCGTAATAACCAGTAAATGGTTCATCTTTTGGGTCTGATAATTTTGTTAATAAATTTGTTGCGATAGAATATTTTGTATAACCTAATGGTATATAACCACCAGGGCCTTTAAAATCAAAAACAAAATTTATTTTTGGTATATTATTTAAATCGAGTCCATCCATTCGCTATCAAACTTTACTAGGTTATTACCATTATTTGTAATATCTAAAACTTTATATGGTGTTTGTGTTTCAAAATCAAAAGCACATATTGGTTTTAATCTTTTAGAAATATTACTAAAGTTTTGGTAAACCTCAAATATTTCATCTCTATCCAAAGCTTTTGTAAAAACAGCTAATCTTGAAATTTCACCTTTAAAAAATTGTCTAAAATCTTCCGGGCAACTTTCTAATGGATTACTACATCCTACCCACAACCATGCATTAGAATAATCTAACAATTCACCATCATATTTTTCGGTATTCCAAGTACCATTACAATATACTGAAAATTCTTTTTCTTTTCTTCTGAAAGCGAAACCTACTTCATACTCTTTTACAAAATCATCAGCTTCCCAATTTACTTTTACTAAAATATCAAAATTTTTAAGAGTTGATTTTGAGTAAACTTCCCAAAGATTTGTTACATCGTTATCAGGAATTATATCAGATGTCCAAATAGTAGCTTTTAAATAACAATCAGTTTCATTTGGTCTTACAACACTTAATCCCATGTGTAAACCATTTTTTATAATCACACCTGCTTCCTTTGTGTTATCATTTGGGTTCATCGTATTCCAATCAACCTTTATTTTAGCTAAAAAAGAAAAATCCTCATCAGTTAATTTTTTAGCTGGGAATAAACTCAATCCATATTTACTATCTGGTGTAACAAACCAGGCTTGGTTTCCGTTAAATGTTAAATTACTCATATTTTTATTGATTTACAAAATTCAAAAAACTCAGCTAATTCAGGAAAAGATTTAGTAAAATCAGTACCCCTTCTTTTATCATGTTCTGCAAAGTATCTTCCAAAATTTGCTTGTTTTGTTAATAATTCATTTCCAGGTTTTACGGATTTCATCCAATCGTATGTTCTTTTAATTTTTTGAATTTCAATATCAGAATAACCAATGTATTTATTTTCAAAAAGAGGAACTGCTAAAAAGTCTGCAAGTTGAGCTTGTTTAAAAATAGAATCTGCCCAATCTTGTGGTAGTACTTGAACGGTTTGGTGTGTTGGATACCTTAAATAAGATGTATCTAAAAATACAGCAGATGCCCAATATCTATCAGTTGAACCATAATCCTTTTTTAATTGATAAACTCCTTCAATTAATTTATGATAATTTGGTACTGATAACGCATTGTAAGTAGACATAAAAGTTAAATTCACTCTTGGACATTTTGTTAATAATTTATTTACATTATCCCAAAAACGATTAAATTCTAATCCATGTCTAATATATTCAGCCTGTTCACCCCACGTATCACACGATGTAAATACAATAAATTCTTTTACTCTACCCTCATCACATATCTTTTGTACTTTTTCGATAAATTTATCAACCAATTTATCAGGTACGCCCAAATTTGAATTAATTGCTATACGAAGTTCTTTGTTTGGGTTTGGATTATCAATAATATAATCCAATACATCCCAAGTATCCTTTGACATTAGAGGTTCTCCACCAGTAATTCTAAAAGTATGGAGGTCTTTGTATAAATCCGGCCACCATTTCCAAAATGCCTCTACATAAGGATTATATTCGGTTTGTTTAAATGGCATTTTGTTTTCATCCTTATTGTACTGTAAATCGTTAAATCTATCAGTAGTTGGATATGCACCAAAGTTTTCAATTTCTTCCATCCATCTAGATGAAAATGCAGGTGCACAATAAGAACATTTAAAATTACAAGCGTTTGAGAAAGCAACTTCAACATATCTTGGATTATAGTCTGCTCTCCAATTTAATTCAGTAATTTCTTTATAATGAGGTAAAGACCAAGATTCAGATGACTTAAATGTTCTATCAGAAAATCTATCTGAATTATCTTCAACCGCCCAACAATAATCACACTCTTCGGGTCTACTTCCTTCTAACATTTCTTTTCTTCTTCTCTTCTTATATGAAGTATTATGAAGTGCGGATGGGTTTCTTTTTATTTCTGATTGAGATATTGGATGTGTCTTTGGGTGGTGACATGAGTGTGTATGACCTAATTGAAGGTGCATCGTTACCTGTGTCCATTTAGCTAAACACATACCAGGTCCTATTTTATTTAAATCATCTCTTACACCTAAATAAAAAGGATTATCTCCTGCGAATGTTTTTTTGAGTTTTTTACTTTCTTCTTTTTGAAACTCAATATTTTGGTTATCATCCATATATTATAATTTTACATTTATCATTTTTGCTTTTGGCCCTACTTCATCTATACTAACTAATTCATATTTCAATGAATTCATACCATCTGATTTATAGTCCCAATCTCCTTGTTGCATTTGAAGAACATACCTTCTTTCATTTCTAGCTGTTGTTTCTCCTTTTGCCCATCTATCATTTCCATTCTCATCTTTAACCAATCCCTCATCTTTGTGTGGTAAACACTTTAATCTACCAGGCTTTCTATGAGGTATTACGGTATATGGTATTTCTATTTTTTCATTTGATAATTCACATTTATGAATAGAACCATTTGTATTATTTCCACTTAAATCGATTGCCATAAATGGAGAATTTACCTGATTTTTATTATTAAAATCATAGTGCAATACCAAACCATTTATAGGTATATCGTTTTGTAATTTTTCTATTTCAGAAATATCTAGTTTTCTATTCCAAACCATAACCTTTGCAATATCCCCTTTAAACCATCTATTTACCTCTTTCTTACCAACCGAAGTAGTTGTTCCAATATACCAATCTTCTAAACCATAACTTTTTAATCTATTATCGTAATGAAGTGGTGATGGTGTTCCCGTACCCCAACGAGAATCTGATTCTTTACCATTTAAATAAAAATGAATATTTTGATTTGCGGAATCAACTGAAAGGGTCACCCAACTCCATTGATTTTCGTATCTTTTCATCCATTGATATAAATGATTTTGTTCGCAATCCCATAGTTGTGCTGTAAATGCTCTACTATTATTATACGAAATACCATAATCGTATCCAGGTCTTCTTATAATTGGATATTCACAAAATCTTCTTTCAGTATCACCAACTAACCAAATAGGAACTTTTTCTTCCTGTTGATTAGCACGAACTAAAACTGATATTGTATGTGAACGAGATGTTACATTACGAAGTGTAGGGTGTTTATCGATTTTAATAAACGAACTCAAACCATCAAAGTGTAAATAATTTTGATTTGAATTAGGATATTCCATATAATTTGAATTAGAATATCCTTCTAAATGACATCTCCAAAATAGGTCATCATCTTCCATACCCCAATCCCAATAGTCATTTGAATAACCGTTAGTTTTTTCTACTTGTTCTTTTGTAAATAAAACTGCTCCACCAAAGTATTCCTCATACTTCAATTCGTAATTCATTTGAGAAATATTTGTTGCAATATGAATAGGGTGTTCCGATGGGTAGGAATAATCACATCCTTCTTCGGGTATCATATCAATATCATGCCAAACAATATAATCACACCCATCTTCAAAAGCATGTTTAGCTGCAATATTTTTCATTGCACCTCTATTAAACAACTTATCATCAACCTGATGGCCAAAATACATTTGATAATCAATTCCCTGCTCTTCAAGATATTTTCCTACTTGTGGAATAAATTCTTTAAGATGGGCTTCTCTATTTCTATATGGAACACAAACTCCTAATTTCATTATATACCAACTGTTAATTGAGTTATATTATCTTTTTTATCTTTTCTATATAAATGATATTCTAATGTAGATAAACCATCTCTATTTATTAATGAAATATGATTCACAACTTCATTTTGAAATCTTAATTGATTCCATCTAGTATTTTTATCTTTCCATTTTTGTCCATCAAATCCATTTTCTTCATGTTTCAATGAAAAGAATAATCCTTTTTTTCTAAATGGTATTTTTATTTCAGTAAATTCACCCGCATCCAAATCAACTATTTCACAATTTACAATTTCACCATGATTTTCATTTTCAGATAAATCATATAGTTGATAATATCTTATATAATTTGAGTCATAGTATGTTTTAAGACTATCAGATGAATTGTAGTTACCAAAATTTTTATTTAATAATTTTTCTTCATTTAAAGATATTTCGTAGATTTCTTTATCAGAAAGGATTTTATCATAATACGCAAAAGAATCAATATATCCTTTAAAAAAATTAGGTATTACATCTCTATTTGGATCACCAACTCCTAAATAAAAATAAGGTTTGATGTTATATTTGAATAGTTGTCTAAAATTTTGTGTTGTTCCAATATGTAATCCATCCTGATAAACTTTTATTTCCTTATTTAATGCATCATAACAAATTACCATATTCGTTTTGTAATTTGTTTTAATATTAGAATTTACATAATAAGGTTCATATTTAGTATCAAAAGCACAAAAGTTATATCTTAAAAATGAAGTATAACTTATACCAAAATCGTAACCAGGAATACTAAATGCTGTAAATTCATCAGATTCTTTAAGATGGTTAAGATATAACCTATCTGGAAAAAAGGAAATAAAAACTGTAAAACTCATTCTAAAATCAATAATGTTTTTACATTTTACATAAGCATCAACACCATTTAATTTTAAACTTTTAGTTTTATGTTTTAAATTTTTTATTTTTTGTGTATCTAATGGTACAAATTTTTCCTTACATCTTAATAACAAATCATTGTCTTCATATCCCCAACCCCAATATTTGTTTGAATATCCATCAATTTTTTCAAATTCATTTATTGGAAAAATAGTTACTCCTCCAAAGTATTCATCAAATATAGTTCTTGGTTTTTCATTGTTTTGAAGTACGAAATCAGTAGAAAGATGTAATGGTATTTCGGAGTAAGAATAATCTACCTCTATTGGTAACATATCTACATCATGAAACACAACATAATCACATTTTAATTTTTTGGCTTCTTTAAAGCCAATATTAAGTAACATACCTCTATTAAAAAGTTTTGCATCATCTTGCTCAACAATTATTAACTCAAATGGTATATCTTTTGATTTAAGATATTCAGAGATATGAGATTTAAATTGATTTAGTTGATATTCACGATTTCTATAAGGAACTATTACTCCTAATTTTGGTCGCATTATTTATCTTTCTGAATCTTTTTTGGTTCAATTTGTGTAGTAAACCATTCATGCAAGTACCATTCAAGTCTTGGTCCCCATGCATCTTTATCGATTTCTTCAAACCATATTGTAAGAGCATCTAATGAGTTTGCGATTTTTTCTAAAGCCTTAACTTTTCTCTCCTCTAACAATTGTGAAGTTTCATCATTCTTTTTTGCAGTTGCCATAACATTTATTTTTGTTTGTATATATAAATATATTTTAATTAAATTTCTACAATTTTTTTCGTAAGATTATTCCACTTTGAATAATCCCAATGTTTGTTTCCTTCCATTTTTTCAATCATAAATTCTGGATTACAAATATCTATTTTCCAATCAAAAATTTCAATTGATTTATACATTTTTAGATATTCTTGCCAGTAACTATAATCTTCTTTTGTTTCAGAAACTTCTTTTAATCTTTCTAAAACAGTTGAGTCCCACTTAAAATGATGAACTTGTATCAAACCCTCACCTCTACCTATCGGGTATCTTTTTGGGTGTTTTATATTTTTTTTACCCCATGAGTTTTCACCATTTCCAAAATCAACATAATGTTGTCCAGAAGTTACATCTACTGAACCTTTCATTACACAAACTTTATTAGGACAGGCACCACTCATAGGGTATCTAAAAAATCCTGCTAATGGAAATACTTCCCAAATATTTGTTTTACTATTAACATTCGGAAAAGTTCCATTCTCTCCTATTCTATCTAAAAATCCACCTGTTATAAATTCCCAACCGTTTTTCTCACATTCACCAATCATCTGATGTAAATCGTTTGGATAAATATGGAACTCATCATCATCTGAAACTATCCACCATTCGTTGGGTTTTGTTCTTTTAACTTCATTATATAATTCAGTAACTTTGTTCCAGTTAAATTTTGGTTCGGTGACAATTTTATATGGATTTATTCCTAACTCTTTAATTTCTTCTAAAATATTATCACTTTCGTTTTGCCTATAAACCACAACATAAATTTCATCAACTAAATTCTTATAGTGATTTATCATGTGTGGTAACATCGTAATGTTATGACCAACTACAGTTACTAAATTTATTTTTTGCATTTTTGAACAAAGGTTAAACCTGTTGATGCTGGTTTTGTTCGTAGTATTCCGTTATTAAACAAATTAAAAACTTCCCAATTGGGATTTGATTTTAATTCTTTGACAAATTGAGATGGCCCATTTGCATAATTTTGATGCTCATTCTCTTTCACTTCATCTGTAACTATATGTTCTTTTTCATAAGATTCATCGGTATCATGAATTGATATAATACCACTTGGAGATAATAGTTGAGAATATAGTTCAAAATCTTGTTTTACATTTTCATAAGAATGTCCTGCATCTATGTGTAGATAATCTATTTTTATATCCTCTTTTACAAAAAAATTGTAAAACGCATTTTCAGTTGTATCTAAAATTATTCTACAAGGAAAATTCTGTCTAAAAAATGAATTTTCATTCACCCAATCAGTTTGCCCACCCACACCATTTGATGCATCAACCAAAATTGTAGTACCAACATCTCCCCATTCCATAGAACGATTTCCTTCAAATATTTGTTGATCGTGTAATTCAATTCTAGCTTGAGACATTATTCTTGGAACAAATCCACCCCCACTTCCTAAACATACACAAGTTTTTGCTCTCAAATACTGAATTATTGAATATATTAAGAGACCATCTCCTAAATGAAAATCGGTAGCACCATGTGTCCAACGATATTTTACAGGACTATGAACCAAAAATTCTTTTTCGTTTACATCCTTTTGAACGCTAGTATTATTAGTAAAAAAGTCTTTAACTAGTGCAAAATTAATAATATTACCCATAACTTGTCAGTAGCTTAGTGCTTAGTTGTCAGTGTCTACCCCCTTACCCCCAATATATAAATATATACAAATATACAAAACGTAAGAAAATGTGAAAAAATAAAAATTTTTTTTTATGATAAAATTGTTGTACGAACTTTATCAATCCATTCGGTTTTATTATCAAATTGTCTCATATAATTTTTGAGTTTCATAAACTCAGCGTTTTTTAATTCATACGGATCTTTCAGAATTGTCTTTACACATTTATCGAATTCATTTTTTGAGCTAGCTCGATACCTATAATTTACTTCTGGTGCCCAGTCTGAATTTAAGATGGGTAATTTTCCATAATCAACTGCCTCGAATATAGAATAACCAAATGGTTCTTGGAAATACGCTCCATGAAATATACCCCAATTTTTTAACATAAACTGATGATGGATTTCAGGATCCCATTGGTATATATCAATATCTTTTAGTGTATAAGTTGTTGAATCTCTTAAATTTTTAACATCATATTGAGATGTTAATGCATATCCTTCATGACCATTAAGCCAATGTAAACACTTACGAGTTTCTGCTCTTGAAGCAAATCCAATCTTACCATTCTGAACATGGGTAGTAAGTGGTAAATTATGTTTAAACTCATAAAAGTTTGGAAGTTTGTAAGTATAATTTGGAAAATCATCTAAAAGTGTAGAATGATTATTTCCTACCCAAATTCTTTTTTTAAAACTAACCAAATAATCTTCATAAAATTCAGCATCAATGTTTGTTTGGGTTTGTAATTGATTTAATTCAGGAATTTTTTCTAAAACATTAACTATATCCTTCGCGTACGCGTGAACAAATACTGTTTTGAATTTATCTTCGTGGTGCCAAATATGTGGTCTTTTATGATAGTGTGGGTGTAGTACATGAATTTCTTTACAATTATCTAACCACTCCTTTGTTACTTCTGGGTCATCATTGTGGAAATGATAAATCAATCCTTTTGGTAAAGATTCTGGCTTAAAATTTACAGGTCTTTTTGAATCTATTAATAATTTCCAAGTTTTTTTAAGTGGTAAAATTGGCCAGACATAATTAAGAAAATAATTAGTCCAAATGTCAGATCCACCAACTATACAATTACCCGCTCCAGTTGTAATTAAAACTTTATTATTTCCTTTTCTTAAACCATATTTGTTGTATAGTTTTGTATCTTCATCTGTATATTCATTTAAGATTCCAGCAATAGAATCGGTATCTATTTCAGTTTTAGCATCATTAAGATAATCGATTAAGATTTCTTTTAAACTTATTAATTCTTTTCCAGTAACTTTTGACATTATTTATATTTTTTTCTGATGGTCATCAAATTTATTTCCATAAACATCTTCTCCATTAAAATATCTTCTTCCATTATTATGGTGTTTTTGTCTATCAGTTGTTGATCTTTCCTTTCCAAAATCTCTCATTATCTGTCTTTCTTCTTCTATTTGTTCTTTTGTAAAAATATCTTCACCTTTACATAATTCAAATCCATCTATAAAATATCTTGGAATTGGTATTACACATCCAATTAAATCACCCTTATTAATTATTATTTTTTGATTTTTTCTTGTAATTTTTAGATTAAAAGTAAAATCTCTACGAAGGTTATCGGTTTCCACAACACCAGTCATGTGTTGAACACCGTCAATCCAATAGTTAGGTGGATTGATTGTCATTAGATTAATTCCAGAAGGAGTTCTGAATGTAAATCTATTTTGAATAGTTACAGTACCCATACCAAAATGAGATGAAATAGTTTGAAAATTTGAATTCTCACCATTATCTATAATTTGAACTTTTACATTTTGGGGGCCTTCACCACCATCCCATTCTATACTAAAAGTTTTAAGTGATTTTATACCAAATCCCATTTGGTTTCCTATAACCAATGGAAGACAAAAGTAAGTATGGGTATTAAACCAATCTCTTTTGTTATTTCCTTTAAACGGAACAATAATTAAATCATTTGAATTTTCAAATTCAGATGATTCACATATTGTGACTAATTTATTTTCAGGAACTTGTATCATCTTTGTATTTGTATTCTTATATTATTATTTATTTCTACATTTGTGTCTGATATATTTTTTTTCCACAAATGTTCCGTAAGTATTCCTTCTGGATGATGTATATATTCATATATATTGTTTTCTAAAATTTTATGAACTTTGCAATAATAATTCATTGAATTCAAATCACCGTAAGAAAATTGGTCATTTGGCATATATGAAGGACCAATTTCTTTAAGAGTTTTTTTCATTAAATCGGTAAATGGATTATTTATATTTTCATTTGGCGGTAGATATATTGTATTCTCTTTTACTTCATTAATTTCAAAATTTTCAAAAAAAGTATCAAATCTACATCTTATATTTACATCATATATAAGGTTATTTTCGTATTCATATTCACATTTTAATTTATTTGAATTATAAACACTATACCACATCATAAGGGTATTATAAAATCTTGAATTGGGTATTTTGTTTTTAAATAATTCATAATTTGGAAAATCAATTTTAATCTTTTTTGGATGATATTTTTTTAATATATCCATATCAATTGGTTCTAAATTATGTTTAAAATTTATATCATAATGATGTGGTACTGGATTTCCAATTGTATTCCATGTGTGTATAAAAACATCACAGTTGTATTTTTCTAAAATTTGTTTTTCAAGTGAATCAAAACATTTTTTCCAGTTTCTTATTTGTCCAGATAAACATAATGCTATTTTCATAATTTTAATGAATGTGTTTTATCAAATGTCCAAAAAGAGGTTAAAGTATATCTTATACCTTTTGTTATTGGTTTTACACCATGTAAAAATTCCAAAGTACCAGGAAAAAAAACTAATGTATTTGGTTTTGGTTTTATTTGAATATTTTGATTTGGAAAATAAATTTCACCACCCTCATAATCATCATTTAAATAATATACACATCCAAAATTTCTCCAATAAAATATATGTTTACCATTTATCTCTTCACCATCAGCATGAGGATGTTGTGCATCACCTATTTCCCACTTTACCAATCCTAAATAATCAGGATATATATCTTCTGATAGATTATAATCTAAACTAATTTTTTTATTAATAGAATATAATAAATTAAAATTTTCTTCTTGTAGATTTTCAAACTGATTATTGTAAATTACTCTACCAGACCAAACATTAGAATGTGTTCTTTCACCCCAAAGTTTGGTATAATTTGAAAAATTTTTATATTTTTCAAAATCGTATTCTGATAACCAATTTTCATTTATTGATACAAACATAAAATTAAATTTGGTCACAAGTAGTTGAACCACCTAATGCTCCATTTGTTGATTCTCTTACTATCACACCATCTGACCAGTTACTATTTCTAGGAATACCTGTTCCATCAGAATTCAATCTAATTCTATTCGAATTTCCAAATGTAGATCCATCCATATACAATGTACTACCTGCTCCATTGTTTGCATTAGAACAAGCAGTACCACCAGATCCACCAGTTCCAAATGCTAATGTTACAGCTGTCCATATTTCCACTGGCGGTGGAGGTGGGGGTGGAGGAGGTGGTGGCGGTGCACTACAAGCCGATACGGTTTGTATTAAACCAGCTCCTTCAACATAATAAACACTCGTACCATCTGAATAGTATCCATCAGGTGCATTAATTGTTCCAGCAGCATCAGTTTTTAATCTACACAATACCGCCAAACTTGTACACGTACTATAATACGGATTTGTTCCTGCAACACACGCAGTATTAGGATCAGATGAATGGTATCCCAAATTAAATGAATAATATGTTGGTGGCGGCGGCGGAGGCGGCGGAGGCGGCGGAGGCGGTGGCGGTGGCGGTGGCGGAGGAGGTGGAGGTGGTGGCGGCAACGGCGGTGGAGGTGGAGGTGGAGGTGTACCACCACTATATCCATAAAACTCACTCATTGAATCAGGAGCACTTTTTCCAGCTGCAGCAGAATATGCTCTTAATGAATTCGAAGATGAACCCAATTCCGCTTTTATTTGTGACATTTTAATAGCTCCAGATGGTTGTAATGGCATTATCTATTCCTCTTTATCTCATCAATTTGTTTTTGTTGATCTTTAATAGCTTCTATCAAAAGTGGAATTATTTTTTCATATCTAACTCCCTTAAATCCACCTTCTCTTTCTACTACAATCTCTGGCATAACTTCTTCAATTTCTTGTGCAATTACACCATAATCCAAACCTTTATTTGTATGATACCCATCGTATCCTTCTTTCCAAACAAAACTATTTCCTGATATTTTTTTAATTTTTTCAATAGGATTTTCTATTGGAATGATATTATCTTTCCATCTTTTATCAGATGAGGTATTTGCAGTTACATCACCAGTACAAGTCAATCCACCACCAATCCTTACAAAATCCGCGTTATTTAAACGTTCAACAATAAAATATCTTTGGTCACTAAACACAACTTGGAAACCACCCGCAATCAATTCAGTTTTAGAAATACCTTTTGAAATATTAACAGCAGTAACAGTGGGAGTTCTATATGTTGCTCTTAAATCTAGTGTTGCAAAGTTTCCACTACTTATTTGTGTTTGTACAATACCCGATTGAATATATGGAACTATATAATAAGTAACACCACCTGTCAAAGTTATATTTCCAGTTAATACAGTACCTGGTGTTGAAGCTTCGTTTAAATTAGAATTTCCACTTCCAACTCTATTCCAATTGACAAATGCTGATAAATTTGCAACTTCAGTTCCTCCTACACTTCCTTGTCTTATGGATACACCAACCGTATATGATGCGTAAAGATATTGAAATACCGCGGGTGATGGAAGTCCAGTTGGTTCTAAAATACCAATCGCACTACTATGTGTACCACCCAATGTAATTACTGCATTAAATGTATTTGTTGCACTAGGAACAAATGTAATATGAGTACCTCCACTTGAAACAAGAGGATCTTGACCACTATCAATTTGATTTGCTTCAGCCAGTGTTGATTGTTGAAAACTTTGTACAAGTACTTGAGTTGTTGTTGTATATGGTACACCAGATGTGGTTGCATTTGCGGATACTATGGAAGTCAAAGAAGTTGCGGCACTTATATCTACTGCTAAATCATTTCCTGTATAAATTTCAAGAGCAGGTCTTGTTGATACCAATTTCATTTTATTATTAGTATCATTTATTTGTGAATTACCAATTTGCCATCCACCTATAAAACCTGCAGTAGAAGTTATAGTTCCAGTAAATGTTCCTGTAGCACCTGATAAAGTAGCACCACTTATAGTTCCACCCGTAATAGTTCCAGTAGCAGTAATATTTCCACTAAATGTACCACCCGCTGCATTAACCGTTCCACTAAAACTTCCGGTGTTGGCAGTAATATTACCAGTAATTGTTAAATTATTTCCATCAAAACCTAATTTATTACCTAATGAAAATACATTCGATGATCCAGATGCAAAATAAAATGGTGTATCTGAATTATAATAATTTCCAGCACCCACATATATTTTTTTATTAATACCATCTAGTGTAATACCATTTTGACCAACTCTAAATAATCCAGATATATATCCTCCATTACCTGCAATAAGTGGAGATGATATAGATGTTGCCGTAATAAAAGTTCCACTTCCACCAATCCAACCACCATTAGCTAACATATTCACCGATGCACTTGCGAAGTTTAAGGCGTTTGTATTTGCTTGGATTACCGCGTTTGTTTGAGCGGCAGATGCAGATATTGAACCCGTTGCAATTGCATTATTTGCGGCAGTTTGTGCGAATAATTGTGCTGCTGTTTGTGCCGCGGAAGCTGATACCGAGCCTGATGTTACTGCGTTTTGCAAACTACTTGATAAATTCGAATTAGTGGCAGCATCTCCACCAGTTACAGTTATACTTCCTTTAATATCTAACGAATCACCATTCCATTTAATATATGATGTAGTACCATTAACTAATGACATTACATACTTACCATTTGTAGCATCAGTATTTTTAGTTGAATCGTGTCTACCAATAAAAATACCGTTTGCTCCATATTCTTGTGTACCAACCGTTGCAGATTGACCTAATGAAAAATATGGATAAGCATCACTACCATTAAGTGTTATATTTGCTGAAGAGATTCCTCCGTTATTTGATGTACCAACATTTAAAGTGTTTTGAATATATGAATCTTCAAATACTGCTATTTTAGCTGCTACAAAAAAATCTTGTGTACCTAACGAAACCCACGGCCCACCTAAATCTGGTCTACCTGTTAAAGAATTTGAGTTATTTGTTGATGTGTGTTGTCTAGTTGATGCATAATATGTATCGTATGGTGGATTACCAGTCGAACTCCATAAAACGGTATCTCTTCTGCCTGTTCCCGTTAATAATCCACTTTCAAATTGATAAGCTCTTCCGATTTCCCACACACCAGTATGAACAACACCAGGACCAGTAACACCATCTAATGTAACACTTACTGAATGTGATTGAGGTAGTGCAGATGATTGGACACCTGCTGATGTTTTGTAAGTTATAGTAAATGTTGTTATTAAACCAGAAGTAGATGATGGTGTAGTTGGTGTTATAGTTGGTGAAGTGGTAAATAAAGAACCCGATGTACCATTTGTGATATTACCAAAACTAAAAGTAGAGTTTGATAATGAACCAGTAGTATGTGTTAATGGAGTTCCATTTTCAATTACTTGTATAGTAAAAGGAACAGGTGAAGCATAGACTCCAGCGGTTGATACATTTACGGTTTGTGATGTTGGAGTAATGTTTATTACAACACCATTTGCCCCATTAGTTCCGTTTGTTCCATTAGTTCCGTTACTACCATTTTGTCCTACTATTCCCGCAACTGATTTCGTACCAGATACCACAACTGATTGAGATGCATAAGTTCCTTCACTATCATTATAAAAAATCTGAACACTTGCTGAAGATGCTAAACTTCCACTTGGTATAGTTCCTAATGTTAAATTTTTAGCAGTTATAGATGTTCCTGTAAAATTTGAATAATTTAATGATGCCGATGCAAATACTGATGTAGACCCTTCTAATGCTTCTAATGCAACAATTGAAAAAGTACCTGTTTGAATACTTTGTGATGTTGCATTTACTACTTGAGATTGTGGGGTTGCCGTTACTAATACGTTTGGAGCTGATCTTTTTACTTTAGAATATGTTACAACTTTTGTTACATTCGTTGTATCACCACTTCCATCCTTATATCGAACTACTACATTAATTGAACCAGAATCTACTCCATTCAGTGCAGATATTCCATAATCATTTGTGGTTGGATTTGAAGAATTTACCGTAATACCTGTTGTTCCATTTACTGATGTGATTGCAAATGTATTATTTGCTTGACCATCACCCTCATCGTCAAATAAAATTGTTTCATTTCCCACTTTAACACTTACTGATCCACTTGTAAAAATAAAAGAACCACTTTCTACAAAACCATTTGATTTTGCAGGTAAAGTTGCATTTTCATTTGTAAGAGTTACTGATAATCCATCTAATATTTTAATTGGAGTAATTGTAATTTGATCATGATAATCGATACCATAGTTATCCGATGCACTAAAGAAAAATGTAGTTGAACCAGATGTAAATTTATAATCCGAACCTGATAAATAATATGTTGCAACACCTGTTGTGGGGTCATCAAATAATAGGGTCAATGGATATGAACTTCCAGTTTGACTAATTGAATTAATTGTTATTGGAGCACCACTTGTTCCTAAATTTTTTCTTCTTACATCAAATGAAATAATTTGCCCAATTGGATTTAAAGATAAATCGGTAGCTTTATAAATAAATTGATTTGAAGTTGAAGATGCAAATATACCGGGTGCGTTATCACCATCCTCTAATCTGTAAATTGTTTCATATTCTTGCAAACCATCAGCAGATGCTGTATAAACAATAAATCCAACTCTAAATAAATTACTTGTTGCGGTATCTAATGAACCAGTAAATTCATCAATTTGAACAACAAATCCAGCAGATGATGATGTGTGTAATCTACCAGGGTATTCAGTTCCACCTAAAGCCAAATATTGAGCTTCACTTATATAACTACCAGTAATATCAAATACAGATCTATCATAAGTTACATCATCTACAATATTTTGACGAGTTGTAGTAAATCCAATTTGTTGAAATGGGGGATTACCAATAGAACCAGTTGTAAATCTAAATGATGATCTATCACCTTCTAATAATAATATTTTAGTGTTCGTTGGATATTCATTTCCACCATCAAAAATACCAGTAGCAGTTACATCAACAGGTATGTAATTATTATTTATATCATAAAACTCAAATCTAAAATCGAAAGTTTCAGTTGCAAGTTTTCTTGGAATATCTTGAATTAAAATAAATTCATCAGGTGAAAAAGATGTCTCTTGTGCGTTTTTAAGTGATACGTTTGATATATACCAATCAGAGCCTTTTATTTCAAAAACCAATTTTGCATCAGAAGTTGATATTGGTGATGCAATTATGTTTTGAGAAACATTTTGTCTTGTTTTATATGTTGAAGAACCACTTACTGTTAGGAAAGTTTGTTGGTATCCATCCGATGATGAAAAATACGCTTTAATATATTCAGAACCATCTATGGAGCCACTTAATAAAGTTTTAAAAGTTAATGTATATTCAACATCTTTTGATATTGCAAAAGATTCGGTTGTAATAAGATTTTGAACACCACCAGTAGAAGTATTATAATCACATTTTACTGATGATTGTAAAACATCTACATTAATAGAAAGAGGGTGATTTGAATTGGATGATGTCCAATAAGTATCTAAATTAGTTTGAGTAAAATTACCATACGATACTTCAGTATCATCGGTTATTGTAATATCTCTTAATAATTCAGATGATTCTAGTTTTGATTCTTGAACAAATTGAAAATCACTAACTTCATTTCTTGATTTTCGAAATACTTTAACTCTGGCAACATCACCAACAAATGTTTTAAGATTGGAAATGTTTATTTTTGCAAATGAACCTGTTAGTATAGAAGTGTTAATTGTTTGTCCTTCCACATATTCAAAAGAAGATGTATAAGAAGAAGTTGTAAAATTTTTTACAATATTGTTTTGAGAATAAGGTATATCAACTAAAACTTCTTTATTATTCAAAACTTCAACTACAGTTGGAGAATACCCTAAAGATGGAATTGATACAATATTATTATCAATTGATGAAGTCCAATCTGGCCCATCTGTTATTCTTAATTTGTAAAGAGTACCCGCTGTCCAATTGGTAAGATTTGCGTTTTCAATTGGTTGAGTTGCTATACCAACTACCGAACCAGATTGTGTTATAGAGGGTATTGTCTTCGAAAATATGGGTTTTACCAATTCAGTAATACTAACTGATGGTCTTCTATAAAAACGTACTATATCCTCATTTGCAAGGTTTCTGTTGATGTTAAAGGTTCTTTCCCACTTAACATTATAAACTCCCTTCCACTCTTCAGGAATGGGTAAAATTGTACCATCCTGATTAACATAGTTTTTAAGTTCACCCAATATAGTAATTTTACCCAAACCAATTGGAGTATCAGGATAAACATGAACAGATACTAATGTTGATAATCCTTCATAATATTCTGGTGTACCATCTCCTGGTTCAAAATATATAGGATTACCCGCTACGTCTAAAATTTCAATTTTTACTTCAGTAGTTTCTTTTAGAAATTCAGAACCTGCTATTAAGAACCCATTTTTACCACCTGAAAAGACTTCCTTAAATTCATTAATTCTAAAATAATCCGAATTAGGATTCGTATCAACTATGAAAGTTGAGAAATTCGATAAATTTAAGAAAGGTGAATACGATTTTATTATTGCCATTTACACTCCAATTTCATTTATAAATATTAAATTATTTCAATACTTATAATTAAAATTATAGAAATATATAGAAATCTATGGAAAAGAAAAAATATACTACAATTCAGATAAAAAAAGAAACCCATGATCTCTTACAAAAATATTGTAAGGAACATGGGTATAAATTAAGCGGATTAATAGAATCTATGATTATTCAAAGATGTGATAAACCCAAAAACGTTTTACCAGTTACTAAAACTTTACGTTAGAGTAACCACTTTCATCTTTCTTAATCTCCATAAGACCATCTACCACATCTCTCATCGAGTCGATGTGAGATATAATCATTACGAAATCAAATTGTGTTTTTAGGTATGTAAATAACATAAATAGTGATTGTAGATTCTCACTATCCAAAGTACCGAATCCCTCATCAATTACCAAAAAATTAGGTCTTGGAAGGTTACAAACATTGATTAAAGCAACTCTAATTGCTAAACCACTTATAAACCTTTCCATACCACTACACATCTCCAAACTCCACTTTTGGTCACCATAAACAAGGTACGCATTAATATTCTTACCATCCATCTCTAACTGCATTCCAAACTCTACAATTTGTGCAAGAATATTATTTACCTCACCTTCAATCATAGGAAGTGATTTTTCTATCAATTCATAAGAAACACCATCTTTACTTAAAGCATTCAGATAATACTCAAAAAGTTTAGACTGTTCTTCCAAATCTTTAACCTCTTTAATTCTCAATTCAATAGTTTCTTTTTGGTTTTGAAGAGATGAAATAGTACCATTGAGTGATAAAACTTTTTTATCAACATCTTTTAAATCATTCTTTACACTATCTAATTTTTTTCTAACTTCTGTGATTTCTTCTCTTATTTCTTTGTTTTTCTTAATTTGTTCCTCATTCTGATGATATTCATCTATAAGTTGCTTTTGTTGTGTAACTTGTGTTTCTAAACGAATTTCTTCAGTTTCGGTTGTGGATAACTTGTTAATAAGTGTGGATATATCTTTATCTAATTTATTCTCCTTATCTTTCAATTCCACCAAATTATTCCAATCCGTTTCATACTTTAATAAATCTGCAATATCAGATTCTAAAGTTTGAATTTGAGAATTGAGTTCATCAATCGATTCTTTTGTAGTTTTTATTTCGGAATTTACTTTTTCTTTTTGCTCTCTGATTGATT